AAAGGTTCTGAGATGTCAGAATCTACTATTAAACTTTGGTTCTTCGCTTTCGCAGCAGCAATGGGTCTTAGTTTAAGTTTATTATTCTATGCATATACTAGTGCAAGTATCGTTACTGCTTTACTTGGAACAACTGTTTCTTTCGGTGCATTGGCTGGATGGGGTTATTTCACTAAACGTGACATCTCAGGATGGGGTCCATTTTTGTTTGCTGGTGTAATCGGTTTAATCGTTGTTGGCATCATAAACATTTTTGTAGCATCAACAGCATTACAGATGACATTAAATGTATTAGCAATTCTCATTTTCTTAGGTCTTACTGCATATGACATGAATCGTATTCGTGATATGTTTTGGGATGCTTCGCAAGATGAAATCGCACGTATGCAATGGTTTGGTGCGTTAAGTCTTTACATAAACTTCATCAACATTTTCATCAGCATATTACAACTGTTTGGAAACAAGGAATAATGGCGCATATAGTAGCAAATTTACCACCAGTAAAATGTTATGTGCGAAGAGAATTCCTTTATGATTTTGAAAAGGGACATGGTGAATTAGAACCATGCTGGTGGATAAGTATAAAGTCACTAAGAGGACAAGCATTTCGTATTGAATCGTATCTTAATCATTATGGTGCATTATATGATAAGTTGCCACTGCATGCTTATTGTTGGAAACCAATTGATGGAGAACCACTCCCATTAGATTATTTACAGTTATGGGACTGTCTTTCTTATGATATAACAGTTATCAAGAAAGCACAGTTGCAGTCAATGAAGTGTAAATTTAAACTTAAAGATGGGAAATGGATGTATGGAACTTATCTATTCACTGTTGATTCTGCTTCTCCTGACTTTAATATTCTTGATACTGGATTTGCTGAAGATACCGAAGATCACAAATCTTACAATTTTATTATGTGTGATAATGGGCAGTTCGCTGCTCAACCAAACAATCGTCTTATTATCCTCGAGCCTTCGTCTAATCCTCGGGAATTGAAAATGCCTGATTTTAAAGTAGCAACAAAACGCTGGTCTGTCGAAAATGAATCCAAGTGGGCACTTGGTGATACAGACACAGTTATGTACGAGAAACGAGATGAAAACATATCGTAGCATTTTTATTTCTGATGTGCATTTAGGAACTCGTGACTGTCAAGCAGATAAATTAAATAATTTTCTTAAGCATAATACTTGCGACACACTTTATCTTGTTGGTGATATAATTGATGCGTGGAAGATACAACAGAATAAATGGCGATGGAAACAAAGCCACACTAATGTTGTAAGAAGAATTCTTGGTCATGCTAAAAGAGGAACAAGAGTTATTTACGTAGCAGGAAATCATGATGAGTTTTTAAGACCAATGATTCCATATGGTTTTTCTTTTGGTTTAATCGAAATTAAAAATCAAACAGAGCATGTTGGTGCAGATGGAAAACACTATCTCATAACTCATGGTGATCTATTTGACGGTATTACTCGTCTTGCCCCTTGGCTTGCGTTTCTTGGCGATAAATTATATGATCTAGTTCTTGATTGGAATTCAAGATTTAATTGGATTCGACATAAACTTGGATTTGGTTATTGGTCGCTATCAAAATATTTGAAACATAAAGTAAAAAAAGCATCTGATTTTATGTTTCAATTTGAAAAAAACTTAGCAGCCTATTGCAAGAAACGTGGATATGATGGTGTTATTTGTGGGCACATACATCACGCTGAAATTAAAGAGATTGATGGAGTGATATATATGAATGATGGTGACTGGGTTGAATCATGTACTGCTCTCGTTGAATACTATGATGGTAAATGGGAAATAGTAACATGGACCAAGGAGAATGACAATGTGGTTAATGATGTTAATAGCAGTACACATAAACAACCCGAATGACATTCCAGGAAGAATATCATTACAGTTTCAAACTCAACAACAATGTGAACAAACTCTACAAACAATGACGTATTGGTTAAAGTTTGATCAATTTAAGGTTGAAGGTAAATGTCAAAAGATAAGTTAGAAGAAAAAATTACAATAGTTGTTCCTTGTAAAAATGAGGAAAACTACATTGCGCATTTGTTGATGAATCTGTGTCAGCAAGAGATAGGTAACACCAGAATTATTATTGCTGACTGCTCTACAGATAATACAAGAGAAGTAATTCAAACAATGAAAGGCGAACTAAATGTTGAAGTCATTGAAGGTGGACCAGTTTCTATTGCTAAGAACAATGGAGCAAAACTAGTAACAACCCCATACATTCTATTCATTGATGCTGATGTTCGTTTCTTCAGTAATACAGTTATCCGTGATACTGTTTATGAATTAGAAAATAATAATCTAGATCTTATTGGATTGTATGCTAAATGCTATGATAATGATGTTGTTGCTCAAGTTGGTTTTATGATATTTAATGGTATTAACAACATAATGAAACATTGGGTGCCATTTGCTGTTGGTGCTTATATGTTAACGAGAAAAAGTAAGTTTGAAGAGCTTGGTGGATTCCCTGCTAAATACGAAACCAGCGAAGATTTTTTTCTCTCTAAAATGTACGATCCGAAAAAATTTAAATTAGTTAAACACCATTTCGGTCAAGATAGCAGAAGATTTAAAAAGATGGGATATTTTGGAATGGCTTGGTATTTAATTAAAAACTTCTGCAATCGAAATAACGAAAGGTATTGGGATAATATAGATTATTCCAAATATTGGAATAATAAATGATTGAATTTTTATACGTACTGATAATGACACACATAACAATTGTGTGCGTGACTTTATATCTACATAGAGGACAAACACATAGAGGATTAGAATTTCATCCAGCATTAAGTCACTTTATGCGTTTCTGGTTGTGGCTTACCACTGGAATGATTACCAAACAATGGGTAGCAATACATCGTAAACATCATCAGATGTGCGAGAAACCTGGAGATCCACATTCACCACATGTCTATGGTATATGGCATGTTTTATTCGGAGGAGCATTGTTGTATCATGAAGCATCAAAAGATAAAAATATGGTTGATACATATGGTGTTGGTACTCCTGATGATTGGTTGGAGCACAACTTATACAGTCCTCACTCCAGACTTGGCATTGGCATTCTCCTTGTGCTCAACATAATTGTATTTGGTTGGATTGGTATATTGATGTGGATTGTTCAAATGATTTGGATTCCATTCTGGGCAGCAGGTGTTATAAATGGTTTGGGGCACTGGTGGGGATATAGAAACACTGACACTAAAGATCGTTCTAGGAATATTTCTATCTTTGGAATAATTATTGGTGGTGAAGAATTTCACAACAATCATCATGCTGAACCAGCCAATCCTAAATTGAGTAGGAAGTGGTGGGAATTTGATATCGGATGGATGTGGTTTAGAGTATTAGAAAAATTAAAATTAGCAAGGATAAAACAATAATATGGCAACAAAGCATTTTGATTGCGAAAATTGTGGAGCACACGGAAAGATAACATTCAAAGAAGGCGACTATCAAACAAGTGATGTCGTCTATTGTCCATTCTGTGGCGCAGATATATATGAAGAAGAAGAGCTGGAGGATGAAGAATGAAAGGAATTTGTTTAGTAGTTGATTATAATACAAATGCAATTCTTGCTCGCACACAATCTGCTAGTTGCGCAGCGCACGTATCTCTTGGTTTGGTCAACACATATTCAACAAACATAGCAACTGATCTCCCTTGGATTAACAATGCTGTTGCGGAATATGATTTCAATAAAGATCATTTGCGAATGAATTATAGTCGTGATAAAAATGGAAAAGTTCACTATGTAATTCCACTTGCAGAAAAATTAAAAACTCCAGAATATTATGAAAGAAAAAGAATAGCAACCATCAGAACAAAGTACATTTATGCGCAAGAAGCGCATTATAGGTTATTTTTAAATAGAGTTACTTGTGTTCCTGAACAAATGATGGGTCTATATTCATCGTTGAGTTATGAACTGTTGATTTCTAATGATGATAATGGAATATACTCCATAGGAATTTTAGAGTATGCGGAAGTTAGAAATATTACACCAAAAGAAGCATATCATGAATTAAAAATTATGACAGAATCGACAAATACTGCAAACATGAAGTATCTTGGTTGGTACAAAACATTGGTGGAAAATATCAATAAGATGTATGATGAAGATGAAATAAACAATTACGTAAAAAGCGTTTGGGCAAAATTACATGAGGCATCAGCATTATGACTAAACAATTACTTATGGCAAGCACAAGAAGTTTGCAACAATACGATTCGCCAGATGTAAAAACGTGGTCTTCTATGCATAAAATAGTTCCAGCGAGCGTTTTACTTACTGATAGAACAGGATTCGTCAAACCACCATTCAATATTAAATTATACGATAAATTCAAAATGCCGACAGATTTTAGTGAAGAGCTTTCATATGAGCAATGTTGTGAGCGCAGAGCTGTTGAACTTTATGAATTATCTAAAAGAATAAACAAACCATTGCTCGTCTTTTACTCTGGTGGTATCGATTCAACATTAATGCTAATTACGTTTTTGAAAGTTATTCCAGAAAATGATAGAGAAAGACTTATTGTTGCTATGGATTGGGACAGTATAAAAGAGTATCCACTGTTTTTCGAAAAACACATTCGTGGCAAATTAAAAACATTGCACAGTGCTGCATTTGATTTGTATTTTACAAAAGAATATATTATTCTTGGTGGTGAGTTTAATGATCAATTGATGGGCACTGATGTTGTTGTAAAAATACAAAATATTTTTTCTTTTGATTTAATTAAAGAAAGATATACCAGACAAAACATTACTGATTTTTATGTCGCAATGGGAATGGAAAGATCACGAGCAAATCACTGGTTTGATTTAATTGATGGCTGTTGCAAAAACGCACCAATTCCTATTGTTACTGTATTTGATTATTTGTGGTGGTTTAATTTTAATTTCAAGTGGCAATCTGTATTTTTTAGAATGCTAATGCGTTGTCGTTCTAATATGCAACATACAATCAATCAAGAGTTTGTCGATACATACTACCAACATTTTTATGGAGAAGACTATTTTCAAATATGGAGTATGAAAAACCAGCATTTAAAGATAAGAGATGAGTGGCAAACTTATAAGTTTCATGCTAAAGACCTAATTTTAGACTATACAAAAGATAATGATTATTACCAATCAAAAGTTAAAGTTGGAAGTCTTTATAAATTATTTACATTAAGAAGAACACCAAGAGCATTGACAACTGACTACGAATTTATTTATGATTTGAACGCAGAAGATTTTTATGTATCAGAAAATGATTATTGGCCATTACCATCAAGTGAATAATGAAAAATTTAAATTGTGTTGTAGATATATCATCAAGAGCAATATTAACATTTACCAAATCATATAGTTCTGCTGTAGCTGTATCGCAAGGATTAATTAACACTGAACCACTAATTATTCCTACTGCTTTACCAAAAGTGACAACTAAGGCAAAACAGTTTGATTTGATAAACGATCATTTGGCATCTACGCCAGATGATTGGTTGACTTCTCTACCAAAAAAACTAATCACACCAGAATATCTAACACGAAGAAAGTTAGCAAATCTTCGTGCGACTTATATTTTTTCACTAGAAACTCATTTAGAATCTGTTACTCAAAGAGGTAATATAAACTTTGATGATTCTGTAATGATGCATCTCATTCGAGCACACTCTATTTGTAGACCAGAAGAAAACTTTTATTCCTATGGTGTTGTCGAATATGCGAACATTCAAAACATTGACCCAAAAACAGCATACCAAGAAATTGGTTTAATGATTGAGTCATGTGGTTTAATTAAAATACGTTCTTTTGCATGGATGCAAACTTGTATTAATAAAATAAATGCTGTTACTAATGTAAACGATTTTGGTCCAGTATGGAAAGAATGCTGGGAAGTAGTAAAGCGTTCTGCTTACACTTGAGGATAATATGACAGAGTTATATCTTGCTAATGCGCAGAAATTGAAAAATGAATCTAATGCTGGCGCAGCAGAATGGCTAGACATACACAATTTTATTAATGTAAATGTCTGCCTTGTTGATCGTTCACAAAATTTAAAATTACCATATAAATTTAAATTATATGGTAAATTTAAAATGCCAACCGACATATCTTCTCCATTAACATATGAAGAATGTTGTGAACGCAGAGCATTAGAATTGTATAAAAAATCTAAACTACTTAATTTACCATTGTATGTGTTTTATTCTGGTGGTATTGACTCAACACTTGTTTTAATTTCTCTACTGAAAGTGATACCTGAACATGATTGGATGAGAATCGTTGTTGTTATGTCTTTGGATAGCATCCGAGAATTTCCAGAGTTTTATTACAATCACATTCGTGGTAAACTAGAAATAGTTTCTAGCGAAAACATGTCTGCGTTTTTCAATAAACAATGTTTAATTGTTGGTGGTGAGCATAATGATCAGTTATTTGGCACAGATGTAATCTCAAATCTGCAAAGCAAAATACCATTCGAAACTGTGTTCAAGAAATATGACAAAGATACTATCATGAAGTATTTTATTGAACACAAAATGACAGAAAAGAGTTCAGAAATTTGGTATGACATTGTTCATGATAATGCATCAAAAGCACCATGCGAAATACAAACAGTTCATGATTTCTTTTGGTGGTTGAATTTTAATTTTAAATGGCAAGCTGTTTTCTTTAGGATGTTATTGCGTGTTGACAAACAGTATCGCCATTTAATCAATCAAGAGTTTGTTGATACATATTTTCATCATTTCTACAGCGAAGATTATTTTCAAGTTTGGGCAATGACAAATAAACATTTGAAAATAAAAGACAGCTGGGACTCTTATAAGTTTCACGCAAAAGAACTCATATACAATTACACTGGTCATAAAGAATATCGTGACCATAAACAAAAAGCAAACAGTTTACATAAACTGTTCATCGCTAAAGACACTCCTGTTGCATTGACCTCTGACTACAAATACCTATATAAAGTTGATACGAACGAATTATATGTTCCTGACAATGACTTTATAAGGGATTAGGATGTGGATCCACAAAAATAAAGAATTTACGGATCCCGAAAATTGGTATGGTTTTATCTACGAAATTACGAACAATGTAACAGGTAAAAAATACATTGGTCGTAAATACTTTACTCAATCTAAAACAAGACAAGTAAAGGGAAAGAAAAAACGATCAAGAGTAGAGAGCGACTGGCGTGACTACTGGGGTTCCAATAAATCTCTACTTGCCGATATTGATAAATATGGTAAGGAAAACTTCACACGCAAAATTTTATTGTTGTGTGAGTCTAGAGGAAACACGAATTATTGGGAAGCCAAATTCCAATTTGACAATAATGTTCTTTTAGACGATAATTATTATAATGATTGGATTATGATTAAAACTCACAGGAAACACATAAAAAAATGACATACCTACTATTTTCATGCGGACTTGTATTGTCTGCAGTAGCAGCGTATTATTCTGTGATGGGTCTTATCGCTATTTTCTCTACTGCAGTAATCCCCATCGCCATTATGGGTTCTGTTCTCGAAGCCAGTAAACTTGTAGCAGCATCTTGGTTATATCGAAACTGGAAAACAGCCCCAAGTCTGCTAAAGTATTATTTTACAACAGCAGTAATCGTACTTATGTTTTTAACAAGCATGGGTATTTTTGGTTACTTGTCAAAAGCACACCTAGACCAAGCAGTTCCAACAGGAGATGTTGCTGCCAAGGTCTCCATCATTGATGAAAAAATAAAAACACAAAAGGAGAACATCGATGCAGCTCGTAAAGCAATTACTCAACTGGATGCGCAAGTTGATCAAACCCTCGCAAGAAGTAGTGACGAAAGAGGAGCAGCCAACGCAGTCGCCATCCGTCAGCGTCAAGCCAAGGAAAGAGCAAATCTCATCGACCAAATCAGTAGGTCGCAAACCGAGATCGCAAAACTCAACGAAGAACGTGCGCCAATCGCAAGTGAACTCCGCAAAGTCGAAGCCGAAGTCGGTCCGATAAAATATATTGCAGCATTAATTTATGGAGATGTGCTTGACGATACATTGCTAGAAAAGGCAGTTCGTATTGTCATCTTGATGATTGTTTTTGTATTTGATCCACTAGCAGTTCTCCTTTTAATTGCAGCGAATAGAGAATTGATGAAGAAAGATGAAGATGATTCTGGTGTAAAACAATTTTTTGAAAGAGCAAGAGAAACTGCGATAAAACTTGATGAAGAACGTGACGAACAAGAAAAACTAAAATGGAAAAGTATAATTTCTTCTTTAACAAAAAATGATAAGGCAGAGACAGAATCTTCTAATTTAAATTATGATCCATACACTGGCATGACTGTTGAGATGATAAAAGAAAAACCTGAAGAAACTAAATGGGAAATTCCTGAACCACCAGCTGAACCACCAGAAGAATTTAAAAAAGTAGTCAAAGATTATTTTCATCCAGAAAACAAAACTAATGAGACAATGCTTTATGTTAACGAAGAGCCAGAACCAAAATTTATTTTGAATCCTGACTTTGATGAAAAGGATGCATTCGCAGAAAAGAAAAAACTCATTCCAGTTCGTCCAAACTCTCGAAGAGTTCCTCCAAAAGAATAACCCTAGCAACAAACCCCAGTAAAATAAGGATTTGCATACCCCTACCAGCAGTAGGGGTATTTTTATTGGGGGTATTGACATTTATTCGGTTTTAATGTATAATTACTCTATGATAATTGAAAAGGAAATCGAATGAAAGTCTTATATACCAGCCCTGTCTTCAAAGATGCCGATGGCTCTGCTCGTCAAGTGTTGATTCCTCTGCATGCTGTCGAAACCTATGCCAAACGTGATGCTGCTCTTTTGGCTATGATTGCTCTTGGTGGTATCAATGCTGATCCCACTCCCGAGTTTATGACTTTTCGCAAAACGATGATGTCTGCGAAACGCAAGATTGAACGCAATGGTTGGTACTCTCGCGAAGTTTGAGGTGATAACATGAAACTACTTTCAACTGGTAATCCAAAACTTCTCAAAGGCGAAAAGAAAGGCTACATGTCTTTCGTCCTTCACCTGTCACCTGCGAATGTGTCTGGCTATGAAACCTGCCCCAAACGCACTGCTGGTTGCACTGCTGCTTGTCTGAACACAGCTGGTCGTGGTGGTATGTTCAAGAAAGGGGAAACTACTAACATGATTCAGGAAGCACGCAAGCGTAAGACACGCATGTTCTTTGAATCTCGCGAACAGTTTCTAGTCGATCTTGAAGCAGATATCCGTCTCGGTATCAAGCAAGCTGAGAAGAAAGGATTGATTCCTTGTTTCCGTCTGAATGGCACCAGCGACATCGCTTGGGAAAAGTATGATATCATCGAGAAATTTCCGAAAGTCCAGTTCTATGACTACACGAAGATGCGCAATCGTAAGGTTTCTCACCTGAAGAACTACCACCTGACTTTCTCTAAGGCAGATGGTAACGACATGGACGTGCGTCTTGCTGCTCAAGCAGGCATGAATGTTGCAGCTGTTTTTAAGTCTATGCCTGAGACTTATATCGGTCGTCCTGTGATCGATGGTGATGAAACGGATCTTCGTTTTCTAGATCCGAAAGGTGTTATCGTTGGTCTCAAAGCCAAAGGTAAAGCCAAGAAAGATACAACTGGATTCGTGGTGTAATATGTGGGCACTTCTCTTTATCGTAGCAGCACCATCTGATTACACAATACATTCAACTTATGCTACTCACGAACAGTGCTTCAAATCCGAACAAAGATATGTTAGCATATTCGAACAAACTGGTTCAAAATTGAAAACTAGATGCGTGCTAAAGAGTCGTGTTCCGCCAAACAAAGAGTCGACGCTAGTAATTAAAAAATACGTGCTACGCTGACTTGACATTTAATCATAACTGAGGTAAAATATTCTTATGGGATTAATGCCATCATTTTTTACAACAACGAATACGAAAAAGCGAAAGCAGAAATTTAAATCTGCTGAAGAAAAGCGTAAGCACATTCAACTCGAACAATCTTGGAATGAATTGAAAAGGAGACATCATGTTGAACCAAGTAAAAAATCTATCTCAAATGACACTCTTTCAGGTTACAAACTTACAAATCCTCCTGGGAGAGAATCTGTCAACTATCCTAGTCTCGATACTGGGCATGGTAATGCTACTAAACCAATAGAAGGTAAGCGTTACACTGGTGATAAAGTAATCGGCATCGGTACATTGCATAAATCCAATGCCGTTCCTATCTTTTCCGATCAGGAAGCGAAGGATATTTCAAAAATGCGTAGAGGTTAAAAAAATGAAAGTTGCTGTATGCTCCGATCTTCATTTAGAGTTCGGAGATTTATTCTTAACGAATGATCAGAATATAGATGTTCTGATTTTGTCTGGTGATATTATGGTCACTGCAGATCTTGGTCGCCCAGATCCACATGGTTTTATGGAAGGTGCGAAGAGCACTCGCATCATTGACTTTTTCAAGAGATGTTCATTCCAGTTTCCCCATGTAATTTACATTATGGGCAATCATGAGCACTATCATGGTGATGTGGTTGATAGTCCTATTAAAATTCGTGCAATGTTGTCTGAATATAAACTAGACAATGTTCACTTCCTTGATAAGCAAACCATTGACATTGATGGGATTCGTTTTATCGGTGGCACACTCTGGACTGACTTTAATGGTGAAGATGAGATGACTATGAATCATGTTACTCGTCGTATGAATGATTTTCAAATCTGCCAGAACAGTGCTGAGATGGTCAACTACAGAACATTTGATAATGATAAAGCAAAGTTTCATAAGAGACCCGCAACATGGTCACCAAGACATGCTCTTGAAGACCACAAAGCAATGCTGAAGTTTATTGAAGAGTCTTACGATCCAAGTAAGGTCAATGTCGTTTGCACTCATCATGCCCCAAGCAAGGGTTCTGAGCATCCTCGTTACAAGCACGACAAACTAATGAATGGTGCATACAACTCACAGTTGGATAGTTTTATTATGGAACGACCAATGATTAAATTGTGGACTCATGGTCATACTCACGAAGACTTTGACTACATGATTGTGAGCACTCGTGTTGTTTGTAATCCTCGTGGTTATATCAACTACGAAGATCGAGCAGATCGTTTTGAATTAAAGGTAATGGAGATATAAAATGAGTGATTACCATCCTGACAAATGGGTTGTTGTTAAAATCACTGGAAAAGATTATCCACCTTTGTATAAAGTCTTTGCTTGCTGGTATGGTGGATGGGCTGGGGCTGACTCTTGGAAATTAAACAGTGGAATTACGAGAGTCATTTCTTCTGACAATCATTATGAGTTTGAGGGCAGTTCTGGATCTGTGTATTTCTGCAGCAAAACTGAATATGGCACAAACCATTATGGTCGAGGCATACTAAATAACCTGATAGATAAAATAGAAAAATCTGGCGGAACATGTGTTGTTCTACCAGAGGAAACAAATTTTTTAGAAATTGAATATGATTGATATTTTTCGACCTGCATTTGAATGGATTCGTGATGACTGGAGTTCTAATAAGTTTCGCTTTATTGTTGAGTTGCTTGCTTGGGCTATTAGCATTGGGTGCAGTGTTACAATGGCACTTACAGTTCCCAATCCTCCCTTACTTATTCTATATCCTATCTGGATTGCTGGTTGTGCTATGTATGCTTGGGCTTCTTATACTCGGAAATCGTTTGGCATGCTTGCTAACTATCTGCTATTAGTAACGATTGATATGATCGGTTTGTTTAGAATGATTTAAGGAGAAATTATGGCAAAACAAAAACAGAAACAAAAAAAAGAAGTAGTAATAGACTACATTCCATTTCAATTAAAACCAGATAAAAATTTTAAAATGCATAAGCAAACTAAGCGTATATTAGCACTTAGTAATTTTGAAACTGAAGAAGATCGAAATGCTTGGAAACGTGCAATGATTAATGCACAACTTCATGAAGAATCTGCTAAGCGAAGTTCGTTAAAGAGGGAAAAAGAAGATGTATCCTCATGAAATCGAACATGCAACTTCTAAAATTCTGCAAATATTAGATATTGACATTAATTCACTTTCCGAGGTAAAATATAAAGAGTTGGGAGAGTTCGTAACAGCTCTCTCAGCTGTTCATTATTCAAAAGGACATGATGATGGTTACACGTTATGCGCTGGTTATTCAAGAAAGTAAGCCAAGAAATTGGATTGCTAAAGATCTTCGCACACCAAAATATCGTCAGCGTGTAGAATTAAGTAAAAAGAAATATACTCGTAAGGAGAAACATCGTGGTAATGAACCGATTTGATATATCTATGGATGAGGAAATACATAAACACCTAGAAATCGATAAAGGTGATACTACACTTACTTTCAGTGTTTTCGATACTCCATCTACTGGAGATATTGAGATTGATATTTGTCGCAATGATAAACAAGAAAAGTTGAAGTTCAACTCTTGCAAAATGTTTTTAACGGAAGAGCAATTTAAAGAACTCTCTTATTTCTTCGATGAAATTCAACGCAAAATTTCTATTCGCAACAGTCATAATATTGTTGAAGATATAAGAATAGATTTTATGACAGAAAAAGAAAAACAAATTGACTTCGTTGAAGTTGACGATGACCATGTTAATCTAAACACACCAAATCTTTTTCGTGATGTGATTGACAGTCAGAATATTAAAACCAAAATGCGTGCAAGTAAAGATTATTGTAAGCGTTTCTATGCTGCTATGTGTAATACTGACTTGTATAAAGTTGGCTCTGCTGGCGAGTATGGTTTCAGCTGGAGATCTGCTGGTGGATTGGTTGCCGACATCCTCGGAGAAGGCGATTATCTAAACTGGTATTGTTCTGGTAATGAGGGTTTCGTTGATGATGAAATTGCTGATGACTTGAACGCTATCGGCTGGGTTGCTGTGCCGATGGAGGTTGATATAACAGAGAAGAACCAAAGGAATTTGTTATAATGTTTGATTTAGTTTTGCTCATTTTGGGTTGCTATTTAATTTTTAATGTTTGGCATGCTTTGACTCTTATAAGAAAGAGAGAAGAATACAAAGAAGAAGTTGGTGATTTGATTGCGAAAGCACAAGAAGAATTGAAGAAAATTCTTGTTGTCCGTGTCGAGAAACATGGAGAAATGATGTATTTGTATAATCAAACAAATAATGAGTTTATTTGCCAAGGTAAAGATTTAGAAGAAGTAAGAAAAGCATATTTACTTCGTTACCCTAATAAACGTGCTTTGGTTGATGATGGTAAAGAATTGTTGTTTAAGGAGAAAGTCAATGTCTAATGATATTATTGATGTAGAAGTTAATGAAGTTCCAGATGAGGAACAAGTTAAAAAAGAGTTGAACCATCCAAACTTTAAAAACTGGTTTGCTGGTTTGTTGAAAGAGACTGAAGTAAATCTTAAATTTGTAAAAGCCAATGGCGAAATGAGGGAGATGAGGTGTTCATTAAATGAAGATTTTATTCCAGAAGATAAAAGACCAAAAGATTCTGGCAGAAAACAGCCAGAAGATTCTATTGCTGTTTTCGACATTGAGAAACAAGATTGGCGTTCTTTTAGATATGATTCTATCAAAGAATTCGATTGGGAATTACCTAGCGATTCTGAGTATCCATCTGCGCCAATGCCTGTTTTCTTTGACGAAAACGGAAACGAAATCAATGAAGAGGAGGAAACCGATGGACAACAGTAATGTATTTGTGTCAGCAGCAGCAATTGTTATTATTGCTGTTTCTGGTTGTATTACATATTCAAATATTGTTGATAGCAACAACAATAAAGAGATTGTATCACGTGCGATTGAGAGAGGTATGGATCCAGTTCAAGCATCATGTGCTGCAAATATCTCAACCAATAGTAGAGATATTCGTTCTACTTGTGAAAAAATGGCAATCATAAAAGGTAAGTAATATGAAAGTTTTTCTGTTGATTCTGTTGGTTGTCGCTATATTCATTGGTGCACCGATTGCGACACTTTGGTCTATCAATACCCTATTTCCTGTTGTGGGGATCCCATACACGCTGGAAACTTGGTTGGCAGCGTTTATCCTCTTTGCAGGGGTCACTGGACTTGGGTTTTCGAACAGAAAATAATGCTTGACATTTATTCCTTTTCGAGGTATAATATATACTTGAAAGGAGTCAAAAAGTGACTAAAACAAACGAAGCAAAAGCACGTAAGCGTCAAGAACTCATTGATCGTGTTTCTGGTAAATCTGATGAACCAGTGATCGGTCTTAATCCAGACAAATCATATGAGATTGAACTTAATACTGCGTTGAATTGGTTTGCCAATAATGCCGATTCAAAACAGCGTAAGTCATGGGTCTTGTCTTATTACAAAAAACTTAAGAACAATGACTATGTAGAACATTTTTCTGAGTTGCCTGATTTTGATTTTCATTCACTCGGTGCGTTGCTGCGAATGAAGAGTCGTGGTTCATTCCTTGCTGAGAAAGAAGAACAGTTTATTGCTGAGAAAGTTTCCGAACTGTTACAGAAACAGGTTGCTAAGAAAATGGTAGTCACATCTAAACCAACCACAGCTGTTGTTATCAATATTCAAGATCGAATCTTAGAGAAAGCCAAAGAAGTTGCTGGCGAACTAGATGGTCAACTTGATGACTTTATGCTTGCTGGTAAACCTGCTGGTTTCAAACTAAACTTCACAAATCTAAATTCTGCCATCGCGAAGCAAGTTGCTCCGATGTATAAGACACAACTCGCAGAAATTGAAGAAGCAATTGAAGGCGAAGATGAACAGCTGGTTGAGGGTTACTCAAACTTTACAAAGCCACAGCTGAAACGATATCGTGATTTGCTACAGTCAATCATTGACCAGTGCGAACAAGCGAAGAAGATCGTGCGTAAGCCACGCATTCGTAAAGCAAAACCTGCTGGTGATGTTGTCAAGCGTCTTAAGTTTAAGAAAGAAGATACTGAACTTGGTCTTAAGTCTGTTTCTGCTCCGACCATTGTTGGTGCTACAGAGTTGTGGGTGTATAATACAAAGTATCGTAAACTTCAAGTATATCGTGCCATTGAGAACAGTTCTTTGACTGTTAAGGGGACATCTATCTTGAATTATGACACTAGCACTTCTGGTTCTAAGACTTTGCGTAAACCAAAAGAACAACTGACAGCTATGTTGTCAATGACAAAACGACCACTGGGTGCTGCGTATAAAGCCATCAAAGGCAAAGAAGCAACACCAAATGGTCGTATTAATGAAGAATGTATCCTGTTGAAAGTATTTTAAAATGATTCTAATTGATTATTCGCAAGTAGCACTTGCATCTATCCTAACTTTCCAGGCAGACTTGAAGAGTGGCGACCCAGAAAAGGTTATCAATCTGATTCGTCATGTGACATTGTCATCGATCAAGTCATTCAAGAAGAAATATGGAAAAGAATATGGCGAGATTGTTCTTTGTTGTGATGGTCGTAAGTACTGGCGTCGTGATGTGTTCCCACACTATAAAGCCAATAGAAAAAAGGCAAGAGATGCCAGCGATCTACCTTGGACACTAATCTTTGATACACTCAATCAGATGCGCCAAGATGTTGCTGAACATTTCCCATATCGTGTTCTTCATATTGATGAAGCAGAAGCTGATGATATAATTGCTGTTCTTTCCAAATATACACAAGAGAACGAACTTCTTGACATTGGTTTGGTTTCTGAGCCACAGAAAGTTTTAATTCTTTCTTCTGACCATGACTTCATTCAACTTCAGAAATATGATAATGTAACACAGTGGTCGCCGAATACTAAAAAATTTGTGAAAGCAACTCAAAGAGATATTCATGAAAAGCGTATTACACATATCGTAAAAGCAGGTGACGATGGTATTCCAAACATCTTCAGCAAAGACGATGTGTTTGTTAATAACGAACGCCAAAAACCTGTCAGCGCAAAACGTCTTCAGGAATTTATTGAGAATGGTTTCATCGCATGTAAGAATGATGAAGAACGTCGCAACTGGCAACGCAATATTCAGTTGGTAGATTTCGATTTTATTCCTGATCAAATTTCTAATAAAATCATTGATGCGTATCTAAATAATAAACCAAAAGGCGATAAGATGACTGCCATGAAATATTTGATGGAACATCGTTGTCGATTACTACTTGAAGAAATTGAGGAGTTTTAAATGAGTAAACAAACTAAGTATATCCCAGAAGTTTTTGAAGAAATTACTAAAGATCCAAAGAAGGCAGTTGAATATAAAGATGACTTCGCATTCAAAACAATTTTGAAATGCGCATTTGATGCAGATTATAAATTCAATCTTCCTAATGGTGATCCTCCATTCAAACCTGCTCCACAACCAATAGGAATGACAAATTCGAATTTCCGTCAGGAAATGCGTAGAATGTATATCTTCACTAAGTTTAGTGATGTTACATCAAAGATGCGTCGTGAACAATTATATGTTCAGTTGCTAGAAACAATCCATCCTTCTGAAGCAAAAATTTTAAATGCGATGAAAGATCAGAAATTAGATGCTCTCTATCCAAAAATTACGGCAGAGTTTGTTAAGAAAAACTTTCCTGATGTTCTGCCAGAAGGAGTGGTGGTAGCAGAACCAGCAAAAAAATTGAAAGTGAAAAGTGCAGAAAAAGTGGATTGATGCGTATCTTGACATGGCTGAAAGGTTCGCCGAACTCAGCCACGCAAAACGTCTCAGAGTTGGAGCAATTGTGGTCAAAGACAATAGAGTCATATCCATCGGTTATAATGGAACGCCAGCAGGATGGGATAATGTCTGCGAAGAAGTTGTCGAAACGCATGAAGATGGTGGTGTGGTTACGAAAACTAAGGATGAAGTAATCCATGCAGAAGCAAACGCAATTAGTAAACTCGCTAGAGATGGTGAAGCAGGTTTGGGTTCATCTATGTTTTTAACCCACGCACCTTGTGTTCAATGTGCGAAAATGATTTATGGAGCAGGTATTAACACTGTTTATTACAGAAACAGTTATCGAGATGAAGCTGGTATTGATTTTTTGAAGAAATGTAACTTGGAGGTTATTAAATCATGATTCTTGAAACATTGATTCGACAGAAAAGATATTTCAATGAGAAATCTAAAAAAGATATAGATGTTGCTAGAACTTTTTTTGCCAGACATAGTTGGGGTTCTGAAGGATGTCCATTTATTTTGGAGTATCCATATATAACAATTCCAGATATGATTAAAGACAAGATGATTCATAGATCTCTTGGGATTGAATTCGATAGGAGACATCATTTTCTTGGGATGATAGAGGAGAATAATTGTGGATGAACAACAGTTTAACGAATTATATACAAGAATTCGTAAAGAATATGATTCAATGGTATATAAAGAAGGCACATCGCCAATGAGTGTGTTCGGTGTTTACCTTGGAATTATTGCTCAAGAATTTAAAGAAAACTCTAGCAAAGAAGAATTTGAAAGATTCCTCAATCAAATGATGCAAGTTGAATGGGCAGAAAAGGTTGTAAATTGATATGAATACTTGGACAATGCATGTTGAAGAAGACGAATACGGCAATCTTGTTCTTCCACTCAATCAAGATATTCTTGACTTGACAAAATGGAAAGAAGGAGATATAATTGAATGGGTAGACAATAAAGATGGGAGTTGGACTTTGAAAAAGAAAGAAGAAACAGAATGGGTGCTTGTTGAGACTGTTCAACAATTTCGTCATCGCTACATGGTAGAAGTTCCTGTTGGTAAAAAAGATTGGGCACTTGATACTGTAACACTTGATGAAGCGAAAGAGTTCTCTCAACTACATCTTGGAGAAACAATCGTTTCGCATCGTGTTGTTACAGAAGAGGAAGCACTGAGAATTTGCGATGAGGACAATGACTATTGTAAAACTTGGAATGATGAACATAAGATAAATGTTTTCTTTACAAAAGAGGGTGAGAAACGTGAGGACTAGAGAAACAGAAAAGACTTCTGTTTGGATATATGTTTCTGCTATGTTGTTGTCAATATGTTGTTTGCTTGTAATCTTAATGTTCGCAGATAAAATTGATGGAATACATAAAGTAGTTTATAATTGTGAACTAGCAGAGATTAGTCCAGATTATCCAATAGAAGTTAAAAATCAATGCAGAAAACTTAGGAGCAATAAATGAAATTTATTTTTAAATCAAAGTTTCAAGGATTTGGTAGTCCAGAAACAACAATGGAATTTGAGGCAGATGATCTAAATGATGTCTTGATGTATTTTACAGACTTCCTTCGTGGAGCAGGATACACATTTGATGGTGTTGTTGATATTGTTGATTCAAATTATGAAGATGATTATTCAGATCCTGTTGATGAAGATTGTGAATCGCATCAAGAAGCATCTTCAGCAACTTGGCCATTCCCACTTGGCAGACCAAAAGAAAACACTACAGAAGATGAACTACCATTTCCAAATTATGGTGGGGAAAGATGTTCAGTTTGTGGCATAACACGACAAGAGATGGGTCAAAATATTTGTTATGATGCACGTTGCGGTTTGGGGTTGAATCGTGTCTAAAGTATTTACAGACGTAGAAGTTTTTTTGCGTGCGGTTGGTCAAACACCCCCACCATTCAACGCAAACCCATCTGCTCAATCTAACTTATATTTCGAACTTATTAAAGAAGAGTATCGTGAATTGATGGACGCCAATCTTGATAAAAATGATACGGAAATTTGCGATGCTTGTTTTGATTTGATTTGGGTGATTGTTGGATATATGAGATCACGTGGATGGGACTGCGAACGAATTTGGGATGAGGGTGCTAAGTCAAATCTTTCTAAAATTGATCCAGTAACTGGATTAGTTCGTCGTCGTGAAGATGGTAAAATTTTAAAACCAGAAGGTTGGCAGCCACCGAATTTTCAAAAGTTTATCAAATGATTTGACAAAAATAAAAAATTGAGGTATACTATTGATATGATTACTCTATATCTTGACATGGATGGTGTTGTTGCGAATTTTGATAAAGCGTATCGTGAATACGATCCGTTAAAAGAAGATCGTAAGAAATTTAAAAGCGCAGTTATGACTGGTAAAATTTTTGAAGATCTAGAACCAATGCCAAATGCTAATGTTCTGCTTTCGCATGTATCAAATCTTCGTGATGTTAAAATTGAAATGTTGACATCCATGGGAACATATGATGTTTCTCAAGGAGCAGAAGCCAAGAGACAAAAACTTTTTTGGTTACGTAAACATAATATTAAATACAAAGCAAATTTTGTTAGAAGTAAACAAGAAAAAGCAAATTATGCAACACAAGAATCAATCTTAATTGATGATTCAGTTGGTTGTGTTGAACCATTCACTCGTGCTGGTGGGCATGGTATTTTACATAATGATTCCATAATTCGTCATACTCTCATGACACTTGATACTATTATTTTGCAACTTCGTGCAATTAAAGCATTAAGATAATGAATATTTTCTTTCTAGACACATGCACCAAAAGTTGCGCTGAACAACATGTAGATAAGCATGTTGTTAAAATGATATTGGAGTATGCGCAACTTCTATCAACAGCACATCGAATTCTAGATGGTTCAGAGTATCTAGATAAAACTGCTAATGGTAGAAATATTAAACGCTGGAAATTACAAGATTCTAAATTAGATTCAATTCTATTTAAAGCATCTCATATAAATCATCCTTCTGCTAAATGGGTCCGTGAAAGTAGATCTAATTATCGTTGGCTTGCCTTGTTGTTAGAAAATCTTTGTGCAGAATACACACATCGATATGGTAAGGTTCACTCTGTTCAGCGTAGTGGTCTTGCTTCTTTACTGAGAAATAGTTTTCCTAAAAATTTTCCAGATAGTGATATTATTACAAGAACTGACCCACCACCTGCTATGCCAGATGAATGTAAAGTTCCAGGCAATTCTGTTCAGTCATATCACAATTACTATATAATGAAGAAGAATCACTTTGCGAAGTGGACTAAACGTGATGTTCCTGAATGGTATACTGTATGAGCGATAACGATGAAATAAATTTACTTGATGATTATCGTGTAATATTTAATTTAATTTCTCTAAAAGCAAAGAATCTTCATGCTGTTTTGTGTAAAGAAACAGGTAGGATTGTTTGTTTTACTAATTGGTTCCAGACTGCGAAAGAAATAGAATGTGATCCATCATTAAGAGCTTGGTATTTTATCAATCATACCAAACTTATTCCAAGCAACGTAAATCTAAACACACCATATGAAGTTGTCTTTGATAACATCACTGGCGCATTCTTTGTCAAAGAAATAACTCAGGAAGAAGTAAATAGATTTATTGTCATAAGCGAAAAGGCTGCAGTTTTAGATACTATTCACAGAACAATAAGTGAAGAACATGATTATATTCGTTCAGATCTTTCGTTACAAGAGCATGTTTATCAAAAGAAATATGAAGAAGCGTTAGAGGTGATTAGTGGTGGGTTTGATAGAGAGAAACACATCTACATTTGTTTTGAATCGAACGAAAAAAATATCAATCCAGTAAAATTAGCAAGAGCAATCATTGATAAAAGAAACTTCGCAGAATCTAAATTGTTTCATATGGAACAGCTTCGTGTAAAATACACAAATATGTTGAAACAATGTAATAATTTACTTAAAGTAAATGAGATTTTAGACGAGTTTAATAGAGAGTCAAGTATATATGGCAGATTCTAAATTCATCTATGTCAACACAAGTAAATTGTTTGTTGCCAAAACACACAAAGAGATTCCGTCTTTTAAACCATTGAAAAGAACCAGATTGCTCAGTGATGAGAGATATAATGAAATTCCAGGAATTGATTTATACAAGAAGTTCTCATATTATTTTGGGAATAATATTGTTTCCATTGATAGAACAAACACAATCATAACTCCATTTAAAACAACATTAGCAACTTTCCTTTCCATGCCAGAATATGAAAAGCAAGATCTTTCTTATTCTGAATGCTGCGATAACAGAGCAAAGGAACTGTTGTCATTCGATAAGACATTGTATGTTATGTATAGTGGTGGCATTGACAGCACCACAATGCTTTCGGCACTACTGAACAATTCAACAAAGAATCAACAAAAGAAAATAAATGTTTTATTGTCTAACGAAAGCATAATCAATAATCAGAAATTTTATGATGACATTATATGTGGAAATTTGAAAACAATTCCTTCTTATGATTTTGTCAAATATATTGGGTTCGATCAAGAAAGTATTTTTGTAACAGCAGAAAACAATGATGAAATATTTGGCACAAATCTAGTATCTTCTTTTATACATAGATATGACTTTGACATTCTATTTGAAGAACCAACAGTTTCCAATTTGTTTAAGGTTTTAGAAAAGAGAACGATTATTTCTTCAGAAGAAGAAAAAAGAGATATGAGAAAATGTATTGATCTTATGTTGTTAGTAGCAGAAAAATCTCCAGTAATTCTAGATACAATTTACAAATTATTTTGGTGGTTAAATTTTAGTTTAATGTGGAATGTTTCTTACACAAGATTACTTGGATTTGTTAAATACAAAACATATCCAGAGTGTAACTTTCATTCTTTCTTCTCAACAAAAGAATTTCAATTATGGTCAATGAATAATGTTGATAATCTAATTGGAGATAATTGGAAGTCAGCAAAACAACATGCAAAAGACTATATAAATGACTATCACAAAAATGAACACTACAGAGTTTCCGCTGTGCCAGGAAGCAATCTTAGTAATATTTGTTATAACAAACCTGCACCATTTGCCATTGGAACTGATATGATCAAGTGGAACATTGAAGATAGCATTGACCATTTTATTGAGCCAAACAATTCATTCCTATGATTAAAAGTAAATTCTTAATAGACAAGATGGAAACAATGTATCCATCACTCGCACACTACGCAGACGTAAATGAGTTAGGAGATCTTGGGTATTTGTATACGCAAGCACTTTCTACAACTTATGGTTATGTGTTAGAGGGCGAGGCAAATTTCGAAGGCGAAGAATCAATCACAGCTGGTAAGTATTTCTGCAGATGGACAAAGGAACAAACAAGAATAAACTATACAGGAAAACTTGTTTTGTTCATTAGAGTTGGATTTAAAGGACAAAATTTAATTGGTGGACCAGTTGAAGAAAGTGGTAGACTTTCGTATATTGATGGTAGTTCAGATACAATTTTAGTATATCCTCCAAGAATTGGTGATCCAATATTCAGTGTTGTGTATTTTCCAAAAAATACTGAACAAACATTTCAAATGCATTCTTCTGTTAGAATGGGCGCAATAATCTCTGGTGGAGGATATATTTGTTTTGATGAGGCTGAAGAAAACAATGTTTCTCTTACTTTAGGTGATATGATTTGTTTTGAACAAAACGAGAGACACAGAATTAAAACAACTGGAAATATATTGCAAATGATAGTATACAACCCCCAAGGAAATTGGGGTCCACAAGATCACAATAAACTTGTTTAGTAATAGAGGAAATTATGTTTGAATCAATTTTAATCTCAGCTTTTGCGCTTCTTGCTGTATTCCTAATACCAACTTTTGTTTTTGGTAAAACATGGGGTAATAGTATTTCAAATCTATTATATGCGAATAGATCATTAAAATTATTTTCTACAGCACTAGCAATTAACAGTCATTGGTTTTGGGCAATTGCAATCTTCATTAGTCCTGCTGTTGCATATAATTGGGGAATAATTGGATTATTGTGGTTTGTTATCCCCAATGCAATAAGTTTACTTGTAGTTGGTTATTTGACAAATAAATTTAGAGACAATAATCCAGATTCTTTTTCTTTAACAGAGTTTATTAAAGAAAAGTATGGAAAATCAATTGTTGTTCTTTTGTACATTATGTATATCTGTATCGCATTCGCAGGAATTTTGTTGGGGTTCACTGCCATATTTAAATTTTTTACATTCTTAGGCATTTCAAGTTTAATCCAACCAATCTACATTGTTTTGATGTTTGGTCTTGCTACTTTGGCATTCACTCTAAAGGGAGGAATAAGAACAAGCATTTTTACTGGCTCAACACAAACTATCCTTTGGCTTTTGTTTTTATCTTTCTGTTTTGGAACTATTATGTTTTCCGATTATGGATTGATTACATTTGGTAAAAATGGTTTAGAAACAATTTTTCACTCTGGATTTTTGACTAACTTTGCTGTTTCGTTTTTGATCTCAATATTGGTTGGAGCGACAAGTCATGGAATGATGTGGCAAAAATCTTTCTCTATTGATAAACAAAATATATTACCAAGTTATACGATCGCATCCATTATATTTGCAATCATGGTTTTTATGATGGGATCGTTGGGACTATTTGCTTTTGCTAATGGAATACAAATTACGTCACCAGATACCTCACAATTATCTTCTGTTGCAATGCTATTTGGTAATTTTGGAATTATTATATTCGGAACACTTTTAATTGGACAAACATGTACAGTAATTGATTCATGTTTAAATTATTTCTCAAGTGTGAATACGATAGAGTGGTTTAAAAAAGATAGTGTAACTGTAGCAAGATTTTCTATGTTGTTATTCTTTGCATTGGCTTGGGTTTTAACATGGGCTAATTTAGAAGTATGGACTATCTTTATGTTAATGTCAGTGTTGCGTATTTCTTTGTTTACACCCATAGTTTCTATGGTACACAATATCAACTACAATGTAAAATTTGCTGTGCCATTATTGATTTTCGGAATAGTAGGTTCTTTCTTACTTTCTTTATACGCCAGAATGAACAAAATGCCAATCTTTGATATGTATTCAGCGTTATTTGCTTTTATAGTTTCTATAATTGCGATCGTTTTTGCCTACAAGTTCAATAAATAAAAATATGCCTACATACACTTTTAAAAATAAAGAAACAGGGGAAGTCTTTGAGAAATTTATGGGTATCTCTGCTCGTGAAGAATATCTCAAAGAAAATCCAAATTTAGAAACAGTTATCAATGGTGCTCCGACTCTTGGCGACCCAGTTCGTCTTGGAATTCGTAAAGTGCCAGATGGATTCAGGGAGGTGTTAAACAAAGTACACGAGAGGATGCCAGGAAGTACGTTAAAAGATAACATTAGATAAAAGGAAAGATCCCCAATGGCAAAAAGAGCAGCTGTAGTAAAGATTGATAATGCTGTGAGTGAAACTAAAACGCCAAATGCGAGACAAACAAATTCGTTAAAGATTAGGATTGATGAACTAAAAACATTTCAACCATTAACACAAAATCAAAAATTATTTTACGATGCGTATAAGAGAGGGGATTATTTTGTTGCACTACATGGTGTAGCAGGTACAGGAAAATCATTCATCGCTGTATATAAAGCACTAGAAGAAGTACTAGATAAAGGAAACCCATTCGATAAGATTGTTATTGTTAGATCAGCAGTTCAGTCTAGAGAGATTGGGCATCTTCCAGGAGATATTGATGAGAAGATGGAAATTTATCAGCAACCATACAGACAAATATGTGAAACTCTGTTTGGTCGTAAAGATGCTTACCAAAGATTGTGTGAGCAAGGACATATAGAATTTGTTTCTACTTCGTTTATTCGAGGTATGAGTTTTGATGATTGTATTATTATCGTTGATGAAATGCAGAACATGTCATTTGAGGAACTTGATACAGTTATGACACGTGTTGGTCATCGTTCGAAAATTATTTTCTGCGGTGATTATCGTCAGACTGATCTTAAGAAAGGTAATGACAAATCTGGTTTGTTCAAATTCTTTGACATCGCTCATCATATGGGCGCATTTACAAGAATTGAATTTACTCCAGATGATATTGTTCGTAGTTCACTAGTTAAAGATTACATCCTCGCAAAAATAAAATACGAGGATAACATAGAAAAAGGAAATTAAATGGCACATGTAACATTAGAACTATTGCAAAGAATTGCTCCACAAACCAAAGTTGAAAAACTTGAGGGATTCGTAGAGGGGTTGCAAACTGCTTGCGAGAAATTTGAAATTAACACAGTATCTCGTATGGCTTGTTTCTTGGCTCAAGTTGGTCACGAATCTGGTGGTTTCAATGCTGTTAAAGAAAATCTAAACTATGGCGCAAAGGGTTTACGTGGGACATTCCCAAAGTATTTCCCAACAGATGAACTTGCGCTTGACTATGAAAGACAACCAGAAAAAATTGCCAACAGAGTTTACGCCAATCGCATGGGCAATGGCGACGAAGCATCAGGAGATGGTTTCAAATATCGTGGTCGTGGTTTGATTCAGTTGACAGGATGTAATAACTATACATCATTTGCAAATGACATTGGTCTTTCAATGGATGAAACAATTGAATACTTAGAAACATATGAAGGTGCTGCTATGTCAGCTGGTTGGTTCTGGTGGAAAAACAATTTAAATTTTTTAGCAGATGCTGAAGACATGTTGAATTTGACAAAGAAAATTAATGGTGGAACAATTGGTTTACAAGATCGTATTCATCACTTTGAGATGGCAAAGGGAGCTTTAGAGACGCAAATTTAATTTATGATTACACATATACATCATGATTTACAGCGATTACAACGTGTTACAACAGAGGAGGGTAGGTTCTATCAAACGCCAAGTGGTAGAGCCTATCCTTCAGTCACAACCATTACAGGATTGCTTAACAAACAGGCAATCATCGAATGGAGAAAGAGAGTTGGAGAAGAAGAAGCCAACCGAATCTCAACAAGAGCAGCCAATCGAGGAACCAAAATTCACTCCCTCTGTGAATCATATCTCAATAATGTCGATGTTGAACCAGATATCTTTCACAAAGATATGTGGGATTCATTACTACCAGAACTTAGAAAAATAAACAATGTTCATTGTTTAGAATCACCATTGTATTCTGATCATTTAGAAGTTGCAGGAACTGTTGATTGTATTGCTGAGTATGATGGTAAACTTTCTGTTGTTGATTTTAAAACATCAAAACGAATAAAAGACAAAGAGGACATATCAAATTACTTTATGCAGTGTTCGGCATATGCTGTAGCGTTCGAAGAACGAACAGGAATTCCTGTTAGTCGTTTAGTGATTATTATGGGAGTGGATGATGAACAGTATCCACTCGTCTTCAAAGAAAAGCGTGATGATTGGATTGGCAAGTTTATTGATTTGAGGAGAGAATATCGTTATTTAAAAAATCACTAATTGTCATTAAAAAATTAAATGAAAAAAAACTTGCTAATTAAAGATTTTTATTATAAAATATATACGTGGGGTTGAAAGAGACCTCTTTATTTTTTACAATTTATTGGAGATATAAATGAAAACTGTTGGAGAAAAACTTGAGCCATTCGTGGTAACTGGTGTTAAGCCAGGAGCATTGACACCTGATGATGCTTTTGAATCAATTAATGAGGGTTCTTTTGGTGGTAAATGGAAAGTAATTGTATTTTATCCTAAAGATTTCACTTTCGTGTGTCCAACTGAAATTGTTGCGTATGATAAGTTGAATCAGGATTTCGCTGATCGTGATGCTGTTCTTTTGATTGGTAGTACAGATAACGAATTCTGTAAATTAGCATGGCGTGCTGCACATGAAGATCTAAAGAAAACAAACAGCTGGATGTTTGCTGATACCATTCGTGATGGTCTGTGGGATGAACATAATGACAAGTATCGTAGTGGTCTTGCTGAACAACTTGGTGTTTTCTACGAACCAGCAGGTGCTGCTTTGCGTGCAACATTTATTGTTGACCCAGCTAATGAGATTCAACATGTGACTGTGAACAACTTGAATGTTGGTCGCAATCCAGAAGAAACTCTACGTATTCTTGATGCTCTTCAGACTGGAGAACTCTGCGCATGTAATCGTAAAGTTGGTGGAGAAACACTATAATGGCATTCATTGACACAGTCAAAGAAGCATTGCCAGACTATGCAAAAGACACCAAGTTAAATCTTGATGCTGTCCTTTTGCGTAGTACATTACCTGTTGATGAAGCGATGGGTTGTGCTGTCGCTGCATTAGCTGCAACTGGCAATGGTAAATTACTAGCTGTATTACTTGCTGACGCACCTGCTGATGCATCTGCTGCAATGACTGCTGCAAGTTTAATGGCACAGAACAATGTATGGTATCCATATGTTGAGATGGCTGATGATGAATCACTCAAAGGACTACCTGCACAATTGCGTATGAATGCGATTGCGACACATGGTGGAACTACGAAAGAGAGATTCGAATCGTATTCTCTTGCTGCAAGTATTGTTGGTAAGTGTCACTTCTGCGTAAAGGCACACTACGATGGGTTGAAGAAAATGGGTTACTCTGTAGAACAACTTCGTGATATTGGTCGTATTGCTTCAGTGATGAATGCATGTGCAAAAGTGCTAAATAGTTAGTATGGATGAAACAGAATTAAAACTTAGAGAAATGTATATACAGACTGCGAAGTTTATTGTTGCGTTTATACGAGCAAGACACTTCGGACACTGTTAATATTGTTGTAATCCCTTCAAAGAGAAGGTGTTCTGGACGGGAGTTCGATTCTCCCCACCTCCACCATAAGGAAATTATTTGAGTGAAAGTATTCCGTTGTTCAAAGTTTCTTTATGATGGGGGTGTACTTGGTTTCGACAGGGCAAGATATCGGAGACGGCAACATGGTAGGCGACTACTGGTTTGGGTGTAGACCGAA